ACGAAAAAGAAGAATAAAAGGCAGAAGCCTTTTAAAAGGAACCCTGGGCTGTCGTAGGTGTGGGAAGGTTGTATTCCGAGTGCGCCTCCGAGGCATCTACTCTACACCTATCACAATGGCTGGTGTCTTTTCCCAGTATGAGAGGTTTGTGGACAATCAATCTCAGGTGTCAAGGAAGGATCATCGGTCCTTAGCAGGAGGGTGCCTTAAAGTGAACATCCCTATGCTTGTCACTGCATCCGAAGACCCCACCACGCGTTGGCAACTAGCATGCTTATCTCTGAGGCTCTTGATTTCCAATTCATCAACCAGTGCTATCCGCCAGGGAGCAATACTGACCCTCATGTCATTGCCATCGCAAAACATGAGAGCAACAGCAGCTATTGCTGGGTCCACGAATGCGGCTGTTATCAACACTATGGAAGTCTTAAGTGTCAATGACTGGACCCCATCTTTTGACCCAAGAAGTGGTCTATCTGAGGAGGACGCTCAGGTGTTCAGAGACATGGCAAGAGATCTGCCTCCTCAGTTCACTTCTGGATCACCCTTTACATCAGCATTGGCGGAGGGGTTTACTCCCGAGGACACTCATGACCTGATGGAGGCACTGACTAGTGTACTGATACAGATCTGGATTCTGGTGGCCAAGGCCATGACCAATATTGATGGATCTGGGGAGGCTAACGAAAGACGCCTTGCAAAATACATCCAAAAGGGACAGCTCAATCGTCAGTTTGCAATTGGCAATCCTGCCCGTCTGATAATCCAACAGACAATCAAAAGCTCATTAACTGTCCGCAGGTTCTTGGTCTCTGAGCTCCGCGCATCACGTGGTGCAGTAAAGGAGGGTTCCCCTTACTATGCAGCCGTTGGGGATATCCACGCTTACATCTTCAATGCAGGATTGACACCATTCTTGACCACCCTGAGATATGGCATTGGCACCAAGTACGCCGCTGTCGCACTCAGTGTGTTTGCTGCAGACATTGCAAAATTGAAGAGTCTACTCACCCTGTATCAAGACAAAGGTGTAGAAGCTGGATACATGGCACTCCTTGAAGATCCAGATTCCATGCACTTTGCACCTGGAAACTTCCCACACATGTATTCCTATGCGATGGGAGTGGCCTCCTATCACGACCCTAGCATGCGCCAATACCAGTATGCCAGGAGGTTTCTCAGTCGTCCCTTCTACCTGCTAGGAAGAGACATGGCTGCTAAGAACACAGGAACTCTGGATGAGCAGCTGGCGAAAGAACTGCAAGTGTCAGAGAGGGACCGCGCTGCACTGTCTGCCGCGATTCAATCAGCAATGGAGGGGGGAGAGTCAGATGACTTCCCATTGTCAGGATCCATGCCGGCCCTCTCTGAGAGCACACAACCGGTCACCCCCAGGACTCAACAGTCCCAGCTCTCTCCTCCTCAATCATCAAACATGTCCCAATCGGCGCCTAGGACCCCGGACTATCAACCCGACTTTGAGCTGTAGACTATATCCACACACCGACAATAGCTCCAGAAGACCCCCTTCCCCCCCATACACCCCACCCGGTCATCCACAAAGACCCAGTCCAACATCCCAGCACTATTCCCTTTTAATTAAAAACTGGCCGACAGGGTGGGGAAGGAGGACTGTTAGCTGCCACCAACGGTGTGCAGCAATGGATTTTACAGACATTGACGCTGTCAACTCACTGATTGAGTCATCATCGGCAATTATAGACTCCATACAGCATGGAGGGCTGCAACCAGCAGGCACTGTTGGCTTATCTCAAATTCCAAAAGGGATAACCAGTGCACTGAATAAAGCCTGGGAAGCTGAGGCGGCAACTGCCGGCAGTGGAGACACCCAACACAAACCCGATGACCCAGAGGACCACCAGGCTAGGGACACGGAGTCCCTGGAAGACACAGGCAACGACCCGGCCACACAGGGGACTAACATTGTTGAGACACCCCACCCAGAAGTACTGTCAGCAGCCAAAGCTAGACTCAAGAGACCCAAAGCAGGGAAAGACACCCATGGCAATCCCCCCACTCAACCCGATCACTTTTTAAAGGGGGGCCTCCCGAGTCCACAACCGACAGCACCGCGGATGCAAAGTCCACCCAACCATGGAAGCTCCAGCACCGCCGATCCCCGCCAATCACAAACTCAGGATCATTCCCCCACCGGAGAGAAATGGCAATTGTCACCGACAAAGCAACCGGAGACATCGAACTGGTGGAGTGGTGCAACCCAGGGTGTACAGCAGTCCGAATTGAACCAGCCAGACTTGACTGTGTATGCGGACACTGCCCCACCATCTGCAGTCTCTGCATGTATGACGACTGATCAGGTACAGTTGTTGATGAAGGAGGTTGCTGACATAAAATCACTCCTCCAGGCACTAGTAAGGAATCTAGCTGTCTTGCCCCAACTAAGGAATGAGGTTGCAGCAATCAGAACATCACAGGCCATGATAGAGGGGACACTCAATTCAATTAAGATTCTTGATCCTGGAAATTATCAGGAATCATCACTAAACAGTTGGTTCAAACCTCGCCAGGAACACACTGTTATTGTGTCAGGACCAGGGAATCCACTGGCCATGCCGACTCCAGTTCAGGACAGTACCATATTCTTAGATGAGCTAGCAAGACCTCATCCTAATTTGGTCAATCCGTCTCCGCCCGTCACCAGCACCAATGTTGACCTTGGCCCACAGAAGCAGGCTGCAATAGCCTACGTTTCCGCCAAGTGCAAGGACCCAGGGAAACGGGACCAGCTTTCAAGGCTTATTGAACGGGCGGCTACCTTGAGTGAGATCAACAAGGTTAAAAGACAGGCTCTCGGGCTCTAAATTAATCAACCACCCGTTGCAACGATCGAGACAACAATAAAAATCCCCCTGAATCACATGACCAAATCTGCATACCACTCACATCATCCGCCTATACCCCTCACCATAAATACCACCTTAGCCGATTTATTTAAAAGAAATCATTCATCACAACCTGGTAATCATAAACTAGGGTGGGGAAGGTCTCTTGTCTGCAGGAAGGCTCCTCTGTCTCCAGGCACGCACCCGTCAACCCACCAATAACACAATGGCGGACATGGACACGATATACATCAACTTGATGGCAGATGATCCAACCCATCAAAAAGAATTGCTGTCATTCCCTCTGATTCCAGTGACTGGACCTGATGGGAAGAAAGTGCTCCAACACCAGATCCGGACCCAATCCTTGCTCACCTCAGACAAACAAACGGAGAGGTTCATCTTTCTCAACACTTACGGGTTCATCTATGACACAACCCCGGACAAGACAACTTTTTCCACCCCTGAGCATATCAATCAGCCTAAGAGGACAATGGTGAGTGCTGCGATGATGACTATTGGTCTGGTTCCTGCTACAATACCCCTGAATGAATTGACGGCCACTGTGTTTAACCTTAAAGTAAGAGTGAGGAAAAGTGCGAGGTATCGAGAAGTGGTTTGGTACCAGTGCAACCCCGTACCAGCTCTGCTCGCAGCCACCAGATTTGGCCGCCAAGGGGGTCTTGAGTCGAGCACCGGAGTCAGTGTAAAGGCACCTGAGAAGATTGATTGTGAGAAAGATTATACTTACTACCCTTATTTCCTATCTGTGTGCTACATCGCCACTTCCAACCTCTTTAAGGTACCGAAGATGGTTGCCAATGCAACCAACAGTCAATTGTATCACCTAACCATGCAGGTCACATTTGCATTTCCGAAAAACATTCCCCCAGCCAATCAGAAACTCCTGACACAGGTAGATGAAGGATTTGAGGGTACCGTGGATTGCCATTTTGGGAACATGCTAAAAAAGGATAGGAAAGGGAACATGAGGACTTTGTCTCAAGCAGCAGATAAGGTCAGAAGAATGAATATCCTTGTGGGAATATTTGACTTGCACGGACCTACACTATTCCTGGAATATACTGGGAAATTGACAAAAGCCCTGTTGGGGTTCATGTCCACCAGCCGAACAGCAATCATCCCCATATCACAACTCAATCCTATGCTGAGTCAACTCATGTGGAGCAGTGACGCCCAGATAGTAAAGTTACGGGTGGTCATCACTACATCTAAACGTGGCCCGTGTGGGGGCGAGCAGGAATATGTGCTGGATCCTAAATTCACAGTTAAGAAAGAAAAGGCTCGACTCAATCCATTCAAGAAGGCAGCCTAATAATTAAACCTACAAGATCCCAAGAATTAAACAGCTCTATACAATTCATAGGTTGATAGAAATGCCACTACACAGCTAATGATTTTCCAGAAAATCACTTAGAAAACCAAATCCTTATTAGGGTGGGGAAGTAGTTGATTGGGTGTCTAAACAAAAGTGCTTCTTTGCAACTCCCCACCCCGAAGCAATCACAATGAGACCATTAAACACGCTTTTGACCGTGATTCTTATCATACTCATCAGCTATTTGGTGATTGTTCATTCTAGTGATGCGGTTGAGAGGCCAAGGACTGAGGGAATTAGGGGCGACCTCATTCCAGGTGCGGGTATCTTCGTGACTCAAGTCCGACAACTGCAAATCTATCAGCAGTCAGGGTACCACGACCTTGTCATAAGATTATTACCCCTTTTACCAACGGAACTCAATGATTGCCAAAAAGAAGTAGTCACAGAATACAATAATACAGTATCACAATTGTTGCAGCCTATCAAAACCAACTTGGATACCCTATTAGCAGATGGTAATACGAGGGAAGCGGATATACAGCCGCGGTTTATTGGAGCAATAATAGCCACAGGTGCCTTGGCGGTAGCAACAGTGGCAGAAGTAACTGCAGCTCAGGCACTCTCCCAGTCCAAAACAAATGCTCAAAATATTCTCAAGCTAAGAGATAGTATCCAGGCCACCAACCAAGCGGTCTTTGAAATTTCACAAGGGCTTGAGGCAACTGCAACTGTGCTATCGAAACTACAGACAGAGCTCAATGAGAATATTATCCCAAGCCTGAACAATTTATCCTGTGCTGCCATGGGGAATCGTCTTGGTGTATCACTCTCACTCTATTTAACTCTAATGACTACCCTCTTTGGGGACCAAATTACGAACCCAGTGCTGACACCAATTTCTTACAGCACACTATCGGCAATGGCAGGTGGTCATATTGGCCCAGTGATGAGTAAAATATTAGCCGGATCGGTCACGAGCCAGTTGGGGGCAGAACAATTGATTGCTAGTGGCTTAATACAATCACAGGTGGTAGGCTATGATTCCCAGTATCAATTATTGGTAATCAGGGTTAACCTTGTTCGGATTCAGGAAGTCCAGAATACCAGGGTTGTATCATTAAGAACGCTAGCTGTCAATAGAGATGGTGGACTTTATAGAGCCCAAGTTCCACCTGAGGTAGTCGAACGATCCGGCATTGCAGAGCGGTTTTACGCAGATGATTGTGTTCTCACCACGACCGACTATATTTGCTCATCAATCAGATCCTCTCGGCTTAATCCAGAATTAGTCAAGTGTCTCAGTGGGGCACTTGATTCATGTACATTCGAGAGGGAGAGTGCCCTGTTATCAACTCCTTTCTTTGTGTACAATAAGGCTGTCGTAGCAAATTGCAAAGCGGCAACATGCAGATGCAACAAACCACCGTCAATTATTGCTCAATATTCTGCATCAGCTCTAGTAACCATCACCACTGACACCTGTGCCGATCTCGAAATTGAGGGTTACCGTTTCAACATACAGACTGAATCTAACTCGTGGGTTGCACCTAACTTTACTGTCTCAACCTCACAGATAGTGTCAGTTGATCCAATAGACATATCCTCTGACATCGCAAAAATCAACAATTCGATTGAGGCCGCACGAGAGCAGCTAGAACTGAGCAACCAGATCCTATCCCGGATTAACCCCCGAATCGTGAATGACGAATCACTGATAGCTATTATCGTGACAATTGTTGTGCTTAGTCTCCTTGTAGTCGGTCTTATCATTGTTCTCGGCGTGATGTATAAAAATCTCAAGAAGGTCCAACGAGCTCAGGCTGCTATGATGATGCAGCAAATGAGTTCATCGCAGCCTGTAACCACAAAACTGGGGACACCCTTCTAGGTGAATAAATGCATCACCTCTTTCCTTGATGAGCGAGATGTCTTAATCATTGATAATTATGCCGTAAGGCTGGTAGGGAATGTGCTGAATCTCTCCTCTTCCTTTTTAATTAAAAACGGTTGAACTGAGGGGGAGAATGTGCATGGTAGGGTGGGGAAGGTGTCTGATTCCTACCTATCGGGCCAACTGTACCAGTAGAAGCTAACAGGAATTCTAATGCAGAGTGACATGGAGGGCAGTCGTGATAACCTCACAGTGGATGATGAGTTAAAGACAACATGGAGGTTAGCTTACAGAGTTGTATCTCTCCTATTAATGGTGAGTGCTTTGATAATTTCTATAGTAATCTTGACGAGGGATAACAGCCAAAGCATAATCACGGCAATCAACCAGTCATATGATGCAGACTCAAAGTGGCAAACAGGGATAGAGGGGAAAATCACCTCTATCATGACTGATACGCTTGATACTAGGAATGCAGCTCTCCTCCACATTCCACTCCAACTTAATACACTTGAAGCAAACCTATTATCAGCCCTCGGTGGCAACACAGGAATCGGCCCCGGGGATCTAGAGCATTGCCGTTATCCAGTTCATGATTCTGCTTACCTGCATGGAGTCAACCGATTACTTATCAATCAAACGGCTGATTATACAGCAGAGGGTCCACTAGATCATGTGAACTTCATACCGGCACCAGTTACGACCACTGGATGCACTAGGATACCATCTTTTTCCGTGTCCTCATCCATTTGGTGTTATACTCACAATGTGATTGAAACTGGTTTTAATGATCACTCAGGCAGCAATCAGTATATTAGCATGGGGGTGATTAAGAGGGCTGGCAACGGCTTGCCTTATTTCTCAACCGTTGTGAGTAAGTATCTGACCGACGGATTGAATAGGAAAAGTTGTTCTGTGGCTGCTGGGTCTGGGCATTGCTATCTTCTCTGCAGCCTAGTATCAGAGCCCGAGCCTGACGACTATGTATCACCAGACCCCACACCGATGAGGTTAGGGGTTCTGACATGGGATGGGTCCTATACTGAACAGGTGGTGCCTGAAAGGATATTCAAAAACATATGGAGTGCAAATTACCCTGGGGTGGGATCAGGTGCTATTGTGGGAAATAAGGTGTTGTTCCCATTTTACGGAGGAGTGAGGAATGGGTCGACACCTGAGGTTATGAATAGGGGAAGGTATTACTACATTCAAGATCCTAATGATTATTGTCCTGATCCACTGCAAGACCAAATCTTAAGGGCAGAACAATCATATTATCCTACACGGTTTGGTAGGAGGATGGTGATGCAGGGTGTCTTAGCGTGCCCAGTGTCCAACAACTCAACAATTGCCAGCCAATGCCAGTCCTACTATTTCAACAACTCATTAGGGTTCATTGGGGCGGAATCTAGGATTTATTACCTAAATGGGAACCTCTACCTTTACCAAAGAAGCTCGAGCTGGTGGCCCCACCCCCAGATTTATCTGCTTGACCCCAGAATTGCAAGCCCGGGCACTCAGAACATCGACTCAGGCATTAATCTCAAGATGTTGAATGTTACCGTTATTACACGACCGTCATCTGGTTTTTGTAATAGTCAGTCAAGATGCCCTAATGACTGCTTATTCGGGGTCTATTCAGACGTCTGGCCTCTTAGCCTAACCTCAGATAGTATATTCGCATTCACGATGTATTTACAAGGGAAGACAACACGTATTGACCCGGCGTGGGCACTGTTCTCCAATCACGCAATTGGGCATGAAGCTCGTCTATTCAACAAGGAGGTCAGTGCTGCTTACTCCACTACCACTTGCTTTTCGGACACCATCCAAAACCAGGTGTATTGCCTGAGTATACTTGAAGTTAGAAGTGAGCTTTTGGGGCCATTCAAGATAGTACCATTCCTCTACCGTGTCCTATAGGTGCCTGCTCGATCGAGAACTCCAAATAATCGTGGAATTAGTACTTAATCTTCCCTATGGATATCTGCCTTAATTACTGTCCTAGGTCTCTGGATTAGCGCCCTTTAAACCAGTTTTTTGATTTTTAATTAAAAATAGAAGATTAGACCTGGACTCGGGGAGGGAGAAGAACCTATTAGGGTGGGGAAGGATTACTTTACTCCATGACTCACAATCGCACACACCTGACCTCATTTCCACTGAGAAGGAACCCTCCTCAAATTTGATTTGCAATGTCCAATCAAGCAGCTGAGATTATACTCCCTACCTTTCACCTAGAGTCACCCTTAATCGAGAACAAATGCTTCTACTATATGCAATTACTTGGTCTTATGTTGCCGCATGATCATTGGAGATGGAGGGCATTTGTCAACTTTACAGTGGATCAAGCACACCTTAGAAACCGTAATCCTCGCTTGATGGCCCACATCGACCACACTAAGGATAAACTAAGGGCTCATGGTGTCTTAGGTTTCCATCAGACCCAAACAGGTGAGAGCCGTTTCCGTGTCTTGCTTCACCCGGAAACCTTACCATGGCTATCAGCAATGGGAGGATGCATAAACCAAGTCCCCAAAGCATGGCGGAACACTCTGAAGTCCATCGAGCACAGTGTGAAGCAGGAGGCAACACAACTACAATCGCTTATGAAAAAAACCTCATTGAAATTAACAGGAGTACCCTACTTATTTTCCAACTGTAATCCCGGGAAAACCACAACAGGCACTATGCCTGTATTAAGCGAGATGGCATCAGAGCTCCTATCAAATCCCATCTCCCAATTCCAATCAACATGGGGGTGTGCTGCTTCAGGGTGGCACCATATTGTTAGCATCATGAGGCTTCAACAGTATCAAAGAAGGACAGGTAAAGAGGAGAAGGCGATCACTGAGGTTCATTTTGGTTCAGACACCTGTCTCATTAATGCAGACTACACCGTTATCTTTTCCTTACAGAGCCGTGTAATAACAGTTTTACCTTTTGACGTTGTCCTCATGATGCAAGACCTGCTCGAATCTCGACGAAATGTCCTGTTCTGTGCCCGCTTTATGTACCCCAGAAGCCAATTGCATGAGAGGATAAGCATGATACTAGCTCTCGGAGATCAACTTGGGAAAAAGGCACCCCAAGTTCTATATGACTTTGTTGCAACCCTTGAATCATTTGCATACGCAGCTGTCCAACTTCATGACAATAACCCTATCTACGGTGGGACTTTCTTTGAATTCAATATCCAAGAATTAGAATCTATCTTGTCTCCTGCGCTTAGCAAGGACCAGGTCAACTTCTACATTAGTCAGGTTGTCTCAGCATACAGTAACCTCCCCCCATCTGAATCGGCAGAATTGCTATGCCTGTTACGCCTATGGGGTCACCCTTTACTAAATAGCCTCGATGCAGCAAAGAAAGTCAGAGAATCAATGTGTGCCGGGAAGGTTCTTGACTACAATGCCATTCGATTAGTCTTGTCTTTTTACCATACATTATTGATCAATGGATATCGGAAGAAACACAAGGGACGCTGGCCAAATGTGAATCAACATTCACTACTCAACCCAATAGTGAGGCAGCTTTACTTTGATCAAGAAGAGATCCCACATTCTGTCGCCCTCGAACATTACTTAGACATCTCAATGATAGAATTTGAGAAAACTTTTGAGGTTGAACTATCTGACAGCCTAAGCATCTTTTTGAAAGACAAGTCGATTGCCTTGGACAAACAAGAGTGGTACAGCGGTTTTGTTTCAGAAGTGACCCCAAAGCACTTGCGGATGTCTCGTCATGACCGCAAGTCCACCAACAGGCTCCTGCTGGCCTTTATCAACTCCCCTGAATTCGATGTTAAAGAAGAGCTAAAATACTTGACTACAGGTGAGTATGCTACTGATCCAAATTTCAACGTTTCTTACTCACTTAAAGAGAAGGAAGTAAAGAAAGAAGGACGAATCTTTGCAAAAATGTCACAAAAGATGAGAGCGTGCCAGGTTATTTGTGAAGAGTTGCTAGCACATCATGTAGCCCCTTTGTTTAAAGAGAATGGTGTCACACAGTCGGAACTATCTCTGACAAAAAATCTGCTAGCTATCAGTCAGTTGAGTTATAACTCAATGGCTGCTAAGGTGCGGTTGCTGAGACCAGGGGACAAATTCACTGCCGCACACTATATGACCACAGACCTGAAAAAGTACTGCCTTAATTGGCGTCACCAGTCAGTCAAACTGTTTGCCAGAAGCCTAGATCGACTGTTCGGGCTAGATCATGCTTTTTCTTGGATACATGTCCGCCTCACCAACAGCACCATGTATGTGGCTGATCCATTCAATCCACCAGACTCAGATGCATGCCCAAACTTAGACGACAACAAAAACACGGGAATTTTCATCATAAGTGCACGAGGTGGGATAGAAGGCCTCCAACAAAAACTGTGGACCGGCATATCAATCGCAATCGCGCAAGCAGCTGCAGCCCTCGAAGGCTTGAGAATTGCTGCTACTTTGCAGGGGGACAACCAGGTTCTAGCGATCACGAAGGAATTTGTAACCCCAGTCCCGGAAGGTGTCCTCCATGAGCAATTATCTGAGGCGATGTCCCGATATAAAAAGACTTTCACATACCTTAATTACTTAATGGGGCATCAACTGAAAGATAAAGAGACAATCCAATCCAGTGATTTCTTTGTTTACTCTAAAAGGATATTCTTTAATGGGTCCATTCTGAGTCAATGTCTCAAAAACTTCAGTAAGCTCACCACTAATGCCACCACCCTTGCCGAGAACACTGTAGCCGGCTGCAGTGACATCTCATCATGCATCGCTCGTTGTGTAGAAAACGGGTTGCCAAAGGATGCTGCATACATCCAGAACATAGTCATGACTCGACTTCAACTGTTGCTAGATCACTACTATTCCATGCATGGTGGCATAAACTCAGAATTAGAACAGCCGACCCTAAGTATTTCTGTTCGGAATGCAACCTATTTACCATCTCAGTTGGGCGGTTACAATCATCTAAATATGACCCGACTATTTTGCCGCAACATCGGTGACCCGCTCACTAGTTCCTGGGCAGAAGCAAAGAGACTAATGGAAGTTGGCCTGCTCAATCGTAAATTCCTGGAGGGAATATTGTGGCGACCTCCGGGAAGTGGGACATTCTCAACACTTATGCTTGACCCGTTTGCGCTGAACATTGATTACCTCAGACCACCAGAGACAATAATCCGAAAGCATACCCAGAAGGTCTTGCTGCAAGATTGCCCTAATCCCCTATTAGCCGGTGTGGTTGATCCGAACTACAACCAGGAACTGGAACTATTAGCGCAGTTCTTGCTCGACCGAGAGACCGTTATTCCCAGGGCAGCTCATGCTATCTTTGAGCTGTCTGTCTTGGGGAGGAAAAAACATATACAAGGGTTGGTGGACACTACAAAAACGATTATCCAGTGTTCGCTGGAAAGACAACCATTGTCCTGGAGGAAAGTTGAGAACATTATCACCTATAATGCGCAGTATTTCCTTGGAGCCACTCAGCAGATTGATACAGATTCCCCTGAAAAGCAGTGGGTGATGCCAAGCAACTTCAAGAAGCTCGTGTCTCTTGACGATTGTTCAGTCACATTGTCTACTGTTTCCCGGCGTATATCTTGGGCCAACCTACTTAATTGGAGGGCAATAGATGGCTTGGAAACCCCAGATGTGATAGAAAGTATTGATGGGCGCCTTGTGCAATCATCCAATCAGTGTGGCCTATGTAATCAAGGATTAAGTTCCTACTCCTGGTTCTTCCTCCCCTCCGGATGTGTGTTTGATCGTCCACAAGACTCCAGGGTAGTACCGAAAATGCCGTATGTGGGATCCAAGACAGATGAGAGGCAGACTGCGTCGGTACAAGCTATACAGGGATCCACATGTCACCTTAGAGCAGCATTGAGACTTGTATCACTCTACCTTTGGGCTTATGGGGATTCTGATATATCATGGCTGGAAGCCGCGACACTAGCCCAAACACGGTGCAATATTTCCCTTGATGATCTGCGAATCCTGAGCCCTCTACCTTCCTCGGCAAATTTACACCACAGATTAAATGACGGGGTAACACAAGTGAAATTCATGCCTGCTACATCAAGCCGAGTATCAAAGTTTGTCCAGATTTGCAATGACAACCAGAATCTTATCCGTGATGATGGGAGTGTGGATTCCAATATGATTTATCAGCAAGTCATGATATTAGGACTTGGGGAATTTGAGTGCTTGTTGGCCGACCCAATCGATACTAACCCAGAGCAATTGATTCTTCATCTACACTCTGACAATTCTTGCTGCCTCCGGGAGATGCCAACAACCGGCTTTGTGCCTGCTTTGGGATTAACCCCATGCTTAACTGTACCAAAGCAAAATCCATATATTTATGACGAGAGTCCAATACCTGGTGACCTGGATCAACGGCTCATCCAAACAAAGTTTTTCATGGGTTCTGATAATCTAGACAACCTTGATATCTATCAGCAACGAGCGTTACTAAGTCGGTGTGTGGCTTATGATGTTATCCAATCAGTATTTGCTTGTGATGCACCAGTTTCTCAGAAGAATGATGCAATCCTCCATACTGACTATCATGAGAATTGGATCTCAGAGTTCCGATGGGGTGACCCTCGGATAATTCAAGTGACAGCAGGTTATGAATTGATCTTGTTTCTTGCTTACCAGCTTTATTACCTTAGAGTGAGGGGTGACCGTGCAATCCTGTGCTATATTGATAGGATACTGAATAGGATGGTGTCATCAAATCTAGGCAGCCTTATCCAGACACTCTCCCATCCGGAGATTAGGAGGAGGTTTTCATTAAGTGATCAAGGATTCCTTGTTGAAAGGGAACTAGAGCCAGGCAAACCTTTGGTAAAACAAGCAGTCATGTTCCTAAGGGACTCAGTCCGATGTGCTTTAGCAACTATCAAGGCAGGAGTCGAGCCGGAGATCTCCCGAGGTGGCTGTACCCAAGATGAGTTGAGTTTCACCCTCAAGCACTTGCTATGTCGACGTCTCTGTATAATTGCTCTCATGCATTCAGAAGCAAAGAACTTGGTCAAGGTCAGAAATCTCCCAGTAGAGGAAAAATCTGCTTTACTATACCAGATGTTGGTCACCGAAGCTAATGCCCGGAAATCAGGATCTGCTAGCATCATCATAGGCTTAATTTCGGCACCTCAGTGGGATATCCATACCCCAGCACTGTACTTTGTATCAAAGAAGATGCTAGGAATGCTCAAAAGGTCAACTACACCATTGGATGTAAATGATCTGTCTGAGAGCCAGGACCTTATGCCAACAGAGTTGAGTGATGGTCCTGGTCACATGGCAGAGGGATTTCCCTGTCTATTTAGTAGTTTTAACGCTACATATGAAGACACAATTGTTTATAATCCGATGACTGAAAAGCCTGCAGTACATTTGGACAATGGATCCACCCCATCCAGGGCGCTAGGTCGCCACTACATCTTGCGGCCCCTCGGGCTTTACTCGTCTGCATGGTACCGGTCTGCAGCACTCTTAGCATCAGGTGCTCTCAATGGGTTACCGGAGGGATCAAGCCTATACTTGGGAGAAGGGTATGGGACCACCATGACTCTGCTCGAACCCGTCGTCAAGTCCTCAACTGTTTATTACCACACATTGTTTGACCCGACCCGGAATCCCTCACAGCGGAATTACAAACCAGAGCCGCGAGTCTTCACTGATTCCATCTGGTACAAGGATGACTTCACACGACCGCCTGGTGGCATTGTAAATCTATGGGGTGAAGATGTGCGTCAGAGTGACGTCACACAGAAAGACACAGTTAATTTCATATTATCCCGGATCCCACCCAAATCACTCAAACTGATCCATGTTGACATTGAATTCTCACCAGACTCCAATGTACGGACACTACTATCTGGTTACTCCCATTGCGCATTATTGGCCTACTGGCTATTGCAACCTGGAGGGCGATTTGCGGTTAGGGTCTTCCTGAGTGACCATCTCTTAGTAAACTTGGTCACTGCTATTCTGTCTGCTTTCGACTCTAATCTACTGTGTATTGCATCTGGATTGACACACAAAGATGATGGGGCAGGTTACATTTGTGCTAAGAAGCTTGCCAATGTTGAGGCATCAAGGATTGAGCACTACTTAAGGATGGTCCATGGTTGCGTTGATTCATTAAAGATCCCCCACCAACTAGGGATCATTAAGTGGGCTGAAGGTGAGGTGTCTCGGCTCACAAAAAAGGCAGATGAAGAAATAAATTGGCGATTAGGTGACCCGGTTACTAGATCATTTGATCCAGTTTCCGAGTTAATAATCGCACGGACAGGGGGGTCTGTATTAATGGAATATGGGACTTTCATTAATCTCAGGTGTTCAAACCTGGCAGATACATATAAACTTTTGGCTTCAATCGTGGAGACCACCTTGATGGAGATAAGGGTTGAACAAGATCAATTGGAAGACAACTCAAGAAGACAAATTCAGGTGGTCCCCGCCTTTAATACGAGATCCGGGGGGAGGATCCGTACATTGATTGAGTGTGCCCAGCTGCAGGTTATAGATGTCATATGTGTAAACATAGATCACCTCTTCCCCAAACATCGACATGTTCTTGTTACACAACTCACTTACCAGTCAGTGTGCCTTGGAGACTTGATCGAGGGGCCCCAAATTAAGATGTATCTAAGGGCCAGGAAGTGGATCCAACGTAGAGGACTCAATGAGACAATTAACCATATCATCACTGGACAGATATCACGAAATAAGGCAAGGGATTTCTTCAAGAGGCGCCTGAAGTTGGTTGGCTTCTCGCTTTGCGGCGGTTGGAGTTACCTCTCACTTTAGTTACTTAGGTTGTTGATCATTGTGAAAAATCGGAGTCGGAATCGCAAATAAAAACATACAAAATTGCAAATTTACAATAATCGCATTAATATTTAATAAAAAATATGTCTTTTATTTCGT